CCTAAAACGGCGGAGTGCGCAGTTGGAATTAACTGCGCCGGCCCTGATTGGGATGATTTAATGACGTACCTTGAGCGATTCGCGAAGGACGGCTTGGGTTTCGGATTGGATTACGAAAATTACGATTTGAAACGAGCTGTCAACGTGACCAACGCTTCCATGACTATTATGATTCGATTGGCTCGAATTTTAGGGTATGATCCACAATCTTTATCGATTATGGAGGCATTACTCGCAGATTTGACCAATCCCAACATATCGTGGAATGGAACTATGGTGCGTGTGTGGATGTGGATATCAGGCAATTCATTGACTGTACACGGAAACAGCATGGATAATTCTTTACTCGTCCGTTGCTGTTATTTCACAGAGTTGATGAAACACAATATCACACTCCCTGGGAATTTTAGGGACAATGTCGCTTTGGGAACTTATGGTGATGATCTGAAGAGTTCAGTGCATGAACGTGCACGTCGAGTTATCTCTTTCACTATTTATAGAGATTATCTCGCCACAATTGGAATGAAAATCACCACTCCCAACAAGGAAGAAACTGAACTAGGTTTCTGGCCTTTGGATGATCTTGACTTTTTGAAAAGAAAGAGTGTCTTCATCCCTGAGCTAGGATGCAGAGTAGGAGCAATCGATGAAGCATCGATATTTCGCCAACTGCAATACTGCTCATGCCCCGATGAACCTGGGGCTAGACAAGACGACGCTGTCGCATCGATTGGAGATGCGATTAGAGAGTGGTTCCTGCACGGGCGCGAGATTTATGAATCGCGCCGCGAAACACTTAAACAGGTGTGCGAAATGGCCCGAGTTTATGATAAGAATCTTGAGAGAGATTTTGATGAACTTGTCCAACAATGGAAGGAGAACAACCTTCCTGCCAATTCTTAAATGGGCTGATGATCTTGGCCTCCTACGGGAAAGCAAAGATTCAGTAATGTATTGGTTACCATGTATAATAACTTTGTATATTTTCATATTTGCATAGGCTTTCATTTCTGTATATAAATTTACAACCGCACACACTCTGCGGAGAGTAGTGTGACGTCTAAATAATACCGCAATCCAAATTATCAATTTAATAACAAGCCGATGGACTTCGGAAATCCATCACCCACGGAACACGTTGAGCAAACAGTTACTTTTAATGATGCTTCAGCAGCGTTCCAAGATTCTAGAGGAACAGTTATGGACTCCTTTCGTTCTGATGATATGATTCAGGACGTTAGATTGTCTGATTGGTTCTCTCGCCCGATCAAAATTTACAATGCAGATTGGGCAGTCGGATCGCAGTTTACTGCGCATTTTGACCCTTGGACATTGTTTTGGGAAGATTCAGAAAATCTCAAACGTGTTTCCAATTATCGAATGTTACAGTGCACACTAAAAGTTAAAGTTGTTATTAACGGCAACGCTTTCTATTATGAGC